CCCTTGGTCAGTTTATGCATTTTTGCCATAATATCTCCTTTCATCCGCCTAAGTTCCGGGGGAACTTAAGCTATCATTATTTTATGTAACTATTTATTTAACTATTAAATCATTATTTCTCTTCCGGTGGCAGAGGAGGTATAAAATCACTCAGTACATCATCATACTCCCTCTCTGACAGAGGGACGCTCTGCACCGCATTGTATGCGGCATAATCCGGATAGGACATGATCTCCGCCGTGCTCTCATCCGTCTTTCCGGCAACGAGGATAACACCTGTATTCTCCACCGATACAAGATTGCAGATGCCATCGGCAAAATCAGCATCGGAAAGATAGTATTCGCGTTTGACCGACAGAGCACCGGGACGTAGTCCATGCCTGCCAAAAATGACCAGCAGACCACCATCATCAAGCCTGCGGCAGTTCTTGTACCCGTGCCCGTCAAACTCCGCAACAACACACCCCGACAGGACTGTGCGGTAAGTAAACCGGAAGGGAGTATTTATATCTCCATTCAGGCTCTTCTCTATGATTTTAAAATCGGACTGATAATTAATTCTTATCATAACTCTTATAATATTGATGTTACATCGTCTATCTCCTCGGCTGTCAGGTATCCGTTCAAGTCAACACTTCCGCCACCTCCTGTCATGCCTGTAGGACTCCATTTCCCCTTTATCTTGCATTCATATATAGGGCCCGGTATGGTATCCCCCACAACAGCCCAGTCACCTACAACAGGAGATGGAACAGCCTCTTCCAGCAATTTAAGAGTAGAAAATAATCCCTTGTTGCGGATACCGTTCTGCTTGACCTTTTCTAGTTCGGTAGAAGTCTTGCTAAAGTTGTTGTTAAGACGGTCTGCCGCCTCACTCCAAGTACCTGTCTTGTTAATACTATTCAGTTCCATATCACTTCTTTACTTTTAAAGTCCCGTTTGTCACGACTCCTTCTACTGTCTCATATTCCACATATACCTGACCTGACGAAACATCATCTTTCCCCGGCCAATTACTGCAATCAATATTGGCCACATGCTTATACACACCCACTCCATTATATACCGGTTTCATTCCGACTAACAGCGTTTCGCCTTTAGAACCATAGAAGGATACGTTATTGGGATTAAGAATGATATCCGTATTTTCCACATGATTCTGTATTCTGATACGTTCCGGATATACAGTCGTTTCTAGTATCAATTGGTCCCCTGCATATTTCCGCAAAATCAAATCACCATATTCCCATCCGTCCGATGATGTGTCGAACCTTAATATCAAGGTGGCATGTCCTTCAGTCGTGTACATTTCAAGAGTATTTTTATCCGGATCAATGACAATGCGTTTCCCGTCAACAGATGTTTCTACTTTTCCGCGGAAAAATCCGCCCAAGGCTTCAACCACACCTCTGAACTTACCACCTAAGGCATAAATATAGCCGCGCAGGAACGTATCGCCACCATGAGTGGCAACGAAGTTCGCCATATTCGCCCATTCTTCATCGGTGGGTTGATAATTCGGATCATTACGAAACCTCATCACGGTCAATATAGCCTGTTGTAACGTGCCACCTGCCCAAAATGCCACATCATCATCGTCATTGTATATGCCGCTAACTCCGGCGGTGACCTTCTGCATCTTGCCATCCTTGTAGTTGCCTAACTGGATCATATTGGCCAATATCAAACCGCCAAGGATGTCCACAGAACCATCCTTAATCGCGCTGGCGATATAATTGATTGACTGGAAACCGGCTGTTGCCTTGTCATTGTCAAGAATTGAAGGCTTCCAGTCAGTAGCGATGGTCCCACGCTCTAGCTGAAGATCACAAACGGTTGCGGTACCACTGATAAGAAATATACCACTGCCATTGAAGGTGATCTTATGGGTATATCTCTGATAAGAGGATGTGAGAGGTTGAGAAACACTGAAAGAACCGCACGAAACAGACACAGACGTACCCTTTGCTTTATAACTGATAACATAACTTTCTCCTTTAATCAATGATACGGACTGGGACAAACTACCGATTGCGGCAGAGTACCCGGAGCCGGCATCACTGTCCGCAGATACGGTAGCCACTCCCGTCCAATATTCCAGTTGCTTGCTAAAAAGTTCGGTATCCGCCGATAGCTCGGTAGCGGCAGACAGGTCCTCTGTCTCATAATCTCCCGTAAACCCGGAATTACGCAACAGATTGACACTTCCGACAGCCGCATTGTCTATCGCATCCTGAGCCTTTTGGGCCAAATCGGCAGCCGCCTGTATCTCATCCGGCAGACCTTCCATGTTACGCCATCCGGTGGAACCCTGCTCGATATGGAACATACCCTTGATATCAACACCGCCTTTTTGTGTATAACGGATGTAAGTGCTCTCATCCTTGGCACCGATATAGGCATCACCATACACATTGATATAGGCGTGTCCGGTGGACTTGTCAAAGCCCAGCCCGATAACTTCTTTGCCAACCAAAGAAAAGGTATTGATACCTTGATAGAAAGTAATGGAAGGGGAAGTTTCATTAACAGAAGAAAGGATTATAGCTGCCTGACGGGTGATATCCGTCAAGTGTCCCAAACCAATAATATCATCACCGGCAACCGGGATATCACTGTCCTTATCGGCATTAGTTTTGTTCAAGTCAATATAGTCAGTTCCTACACCTGTCACCTCGCGCCAGTAGTAGCGGTTGGATACATTGTGAGATGTTCCTTCTTTAATGTTAAATTCTTGGGCTAATGCTAATGTACCGACTGTAAATTCGTTATTGATTGTCACTCCATCGACTTCCGACAAAAAGAAACAGTGGTAGCTCTCATCAAGTTCCTCCACCCTGACACACTTCATTCCGGCCGGAGATATGATCTGTTCACCACCAACATGCGTTTTCTTTTTCACTTCAAGTTCATCAAAGACAGCCTTAATCTTCACATAAAGCCGGTCAACAACGGCTTGAGAGGTACCATCTTCCAATACAGTAATTCCACTACCATTCTTACCAACCAAAAAACCTTTCAGGAACGTGATCAGCTCATTGGCAGTGTCTTCTTTATCTTTGCGTAAAAAGTATTTGGTGAGCTTTTCTATATCAGAATTATCCATGTTTTCTAGAATCCCGATAAATATGCGCCCAATTCTTTCAGCTGTATTCTCTCCTTCTACAGATGCGTTTCTTACTTGAAGAGCCAGTTTCTTTAATATGTCAACAGAATCGCTCATTCTCCTATTACACGAAAAACAGTTCTATTAGATTTTAATTTCCCTTCACCGTTATAAAGTGGCATACCGCATTCTTTTAGGTAAAGCACGCATTCTTTCAGGTAGCGGTCAGCTATACTACATGCATCGCTATACACCATCATCTTTTCCTTGAATACTGTATGACTGCTATATTCACCTTCCTTGTTCACGAAGCCGAAACGGGATACATTTCCATCTCCATTTTTGACAATACAGGCATAGGTATAATAAGCCAAAGCTACGCGAAGTCCAGTGATGATTATCTTCTTTTTACATTTAGTTTCATAAGTACCTCCGTCAAGCAGTAGCTGGTATTTTTCAGGATTTTTTTTCACGTCAAGGAACAGTTCGTCTCCCAACGCTGATTTGATGTAGATATTCTCCGACTCACGGATGTAGGTTTCTATCTTGTCAGGATCGAGATGTACAGACATTCCGCGAGACAAAGCCGATACCTCATCTGTTGTTATTAGATACTGCTGCATTTCGTACATACTTTAATGGTTCAACACTATAATCATTAGAGGGGTTGACTACCTCATACCAATAGCTGAATATACGGCTAAAGGTACGCTCTATTAAGCGCTGTTGCTTGCTTACGATAGAATTGTAATACTCGAAAGCATCTTCCAAAATATCGCCTGAGAATCCGACTTTACCAATACGGATGCAATACCATGGCTCTTGGCCATAAGCTGAATAAATACGTTCAACCACACTTGCGTCAGTAACGGTAAATTCTTTGTCGTAATTTTGTGAGTTCATATTTACTATTTCAGGCTTTTCCTCATCGTTTTCTAAAGTAACTTCCATGATCTTTGCTGCATTCGTATCACCTTGCAACTGGATGAGTGTATTTGAGAAACTGTCATCATCGTCTGTATCTTTCACTTCGTTGCCTTCTTCGTCAAAGGTTATGTTCGATCCCTTTTTGGTGAATATCATAGCGCCAGGGAAGAAATTATTTCGTACATTTCTGTACTTGACATTGGACAGACCTTCATCGGTACTCATCTCTGTAGCTACCCGGTCACCTTTTCCGACTGGATAAGTATTTTTCCCGGCCATTGACACCCATAGGATTTGACCTTTGTAGTATTCAATGCCTCCGGCTGCTTCTATTTGAGCCAGTATAACATCTTTTTGAGGGTTAAAAACATCTATATAGTCGATGTTTTCTTTCTTGACCTGCAGAGCTTTCCCTTTACGTGTCTTCTTTCCGCTCCAGTCTGGATGTACTGCTATTTTTGCCACATAACCGTTTTCATCTTCTTCTGTCAGACGGCAATTTTCAAATGGTACGTGCTGCATCTCCACTATCTCACAGAAAACATTGTAGTTAACATGGATTGCTATTCCATTGAGTTCGGACATGTCTTTACATAGTAACATGTGCACATCATCCAATGTGTCACCTTTTCGATTGACTACATATTTGGAAAAAGCAACCTCACGGAATCCGTTTCCTTCAATGAAGTCAGCGAAACGGTCTGAGCATTCAGATGCAGTAGAGCTTGCAGCAATGATATTCTTTAATGTCTGCGGATATAGGTTGTCCTGTCCGTAGGCTTGAATTCCTAGATTTTGTAAATAGCTTGTATCAATGCGGTTACTGCTTTTCTTTTTTAGATCTCTTACTCTCATATTCGCGAGGTTTACGTTCGTCCTTTATTTCTTTTATTCAACTTTATCTTCGCCTTCTCCATTCATTGCGTTCACAATTTCAATGGCCTTGCTTAGATGCAGATTCAGAACTTTTTTACTGATTTTCTTGCCGTTGATTTGGAAATCTTTCAACGTGTCAGCCACGGATTCTTCAGAAACTCCGTCTTGTAATGATTCTACCATTGAATCAAGCAGGCTTTGATTGTATCCACATTTGTTAACACGTTCTTTCCAGTCCGTAGGTACATGGGCGAAATAAATTTCACCTTTCGGATTTTTGGCAAGGTACTTTTCAGCAACTTCATCAGTGAGGTTGTCATTAGTGTACATTTTATTGCTTCCGAACTCCGGTTGAAGCAGGACACCATTCTTTAATATGTAATTACATTTTTCTTTCATACGGTTATTCTTTTTGATGTAAACAGTCATTTCGATTACAGCATCGCGATAGCAGTCGTTACACGATGTCTTGGTGAATTCTTTTCCTAATACTTCCTTGTACAATCTTTCTATCTCCGATTTATCAGAAGAGGAGTAGGAGGGAAGTTCTCCTAGCTCCTTTAATTTATCAACCACTTCTTCTAACTCCATAATCATTCAGTTGGTTTTGTCAGTGTTTCAACAAGCGTTTTTGTCGCATCGTAAGATGTTTTGTACAAGAATAATGCTGATTTGGGAACCTTGGTTTCTTGCAAAGAGATATTCCATCCCCCTTCCGTTTCTTCGGAATACTTGTCATTGCCGATCTCTGCGGCTTTCAAACCTTGGTAGTAACCGTAAACCTGGAAAGCTGAATCTCCCGGATTTTCGGTTTTATTTAACCCTTTGGCTTTATTTTCCAATACAACGACAAAATCACCGTTAGCAAGCCCGTCAATAATGTCATTGCATACATCGGGGTCATTTGCTAATACAACCATGTTCACTGTGTTAGTAAACGTGTTACGATAGGTTCCTGTTGCCAAGGTTGTATTGGTACCAGTAAAGGGGGTTGCACCGAATACCTGTACCTTGTAACCTTTTTTACCTGTTTTCAGTGCAAGAGTTTCGATCACATTCTTACGGGTTGCGTTGAATGTAACCGCACCGAAATCCACGTCTGCGCGATTCATTATCACACCTTCCTGTTCCAGCCCGGGAACGATAGGATCATCGCACGATGGTGCGATGTCCTTTTTGATTGTTATATCACATATTGCCATATTTGCTCTTTTTCGTTAGTATGCTACCTGTACCAACTCATCTTCGCCAATCATGGAACCTAATTTTCCTGTTGAATAAATGTAGTTCTTGCGGGCTTTCTTATCAAACCAGATATCCAAGTCCGACATCGGTTCGGTGCCCTCACATCCATACATCAAGTTCTCAGGAGAACATAAAACAGCACGATGCGGTAAGTTAAGTTTGGTTTTGTTGTTCTGATAGGCTTGAATAAATCTATCCCAAATGGAACATTTAACGATGGTTGTTCCATCGTATTTGCTGACCTCTACACCGTCAAATACAACTTCCCAGGGCATGATTACCTTGTACTTTTCTTTCATATCGTGAGTCAGAGCATCGCACATTGACTTGGTGGCGAAAATTGCGCATCCGTCTTTTTGGAAAATCCGGCTGTCGGCATCTTGCAACATCGCATCGAATATTGATGTGGCAATGCCTGTTTCTTTCATCTTTGATTTTTGTAATGCATATGATTCTTCTGCGTTGGCTGCAATTTCAGTGTGCTGTTCGGCATTGTTGGTACAGATGGCAAACAGACGTTTGAAAAAACCGTCACATGTTTTAAATAGTTCGATGTTTACTCCGTCAGTGATTTGACCACCTCCAGTGACAGACGCTGCTGATTTATCTCCAAACCATGTAAAACGCCACATCATTTTCATCATAGCTTCAGACAGCTTCGGCAGTACAATACCGTCCATATATTCGGTCGATGTCAGGTCTCCTATATTTGTTCCCGTTTTAAGGCAGTACTTGGCAATGGTGTTTTCCAAGTCTGTATAGCACATTTCCAAAGGAATTTGCCAATCCCCGATTTCCCATTCCTTTTGGGCGGCAGCGATAGCCACTTTTTTATATTCAGGGTCGCATCCGGAGCCGGCTACTCCGATATCTTCCATTTCACCGATAAAACCTGCTTTTTTACCGTTAGTCACATTGGGCATAAACGTCATAAAACGCTCCATGTCCTCGTTTTGAAAGACTGTTAACTGAATAAGGTCTTTCAAGTCTTTTACAGCCTGATTATCAGGTGTAAGTTTGTCAAAATCTAAAATAGGCATTTCCCCTCCTTTTATTACTTGTTGTTTCTTTTTTCTCTTTCTTCACGAAGTTTTCTCTGAATAGGCGTTTCATTTTCTTCTACTCCTTTTATACCCTTGTTGAACGTTTGGGTACGAGCTGACACTTTATAAGTACTACAATGTTTTGCCAGCCAGTTTTCGCCCCCGGCCATACGGACTGCGTTCAGAATCTTGTTGTCCTCAATGGTACGGGCATTCGTCTTTAGAGAAGCATTCTCAGTTTCCAACTCTTCTATACGGGCTTTTAAAGCTTTCACTTCATCCTCTTCCAATTCATCAGGATCTTTAATTTCTGTAATAACGCCATCTGTCACAATGATAGTCTTTCCGTCAGGCATGACATGTTCGCCATCGGGACTTGCTGTATCTCCTACTTGGGGTTCACCTTCATCTCTTTCCACGGTAAGCGTGTTACCTTCGGCATTTGTCAATTCCATAGATACGACCTGTACGTCTTCAATTTTTTGATAGCCGCATTTGGCCAGCAGCCTGTCTATGATAGTCTGCTTCACTGTTACTTCTTTTTCTTTGTTCATTTTTTTGTTATTAAATGTGTAAGTTCTCCCTTTGGCAGTTGTAGGCATAAGAACGGTCGTGATAAAACCTAATTGTTTGGCTGTTTCACCACCAAACCAACCGGCTTTATTCATTTGGGCTTCGATAACTGAGGCTTCCGATCCTGTGCGTTCTACATACAAAGCTAGCATCTTGTTTTTTTCACTCTCCAAGTTTGATTTTATTGATTCTAGGGTTTCAAGATCAAGGTCTCCATCGTATGAAGCCATATAAGGCTTGTGAATAAGAAACTTTGCATGTGGATAAGCAAAACGTCTTTCTTTTGCAGCGGCCAATAATATCACGGTTGCCATGGATGCACATCGTCCTACTGCAGTACAGCTGATTTGCTTTCCTGAAGCACGTAAGGCGTCATAAATGGCATACCCTTCAACGGCATCACCACCGCATGAATGTATCTCAATATCAATAACGTGGTCATTCGGATCTATCCAAGATAGGAAATTTTGAATATCGGGAAAAGACAATCCCTCTTCACCAGTTAGATACCAATTTTCCATTTTGTCTTTATCCGCAACAATATCTTTGTTGATGTATAATTTCGCCATATATAATCTATTTTGAAGCAAAGGTAAAAAACGGTATATGGCTATAAGAATTTCAGAACACAATAGCACTGACACGCTTTGTCAGTAAAAAAATAAGGGGAAGAATAATCTTCCCCCTTATTGAATTGAAACGTCAACGGACAACCTGTCAATGACTCTATAGATGGTCCTTTCTGAAATGCTGTATTCATCTGCCAGGTACTGCATGATATATGCCTTTTTATGACCTTCAGCCGTAAGACGGGTGTAGTCTTTATACATTTCTAGGTATTTAATATCTGATGCATCTAATGACATTTCAGACATTATCCTAAGAGTGTTCCTGTTTATATATAATAGTTCGTATGCTTTCATAAACTACCGCTTTCTTCTATGTATTTAATTCTATTCGCAACTGAAGTAAACTCTTCTACAGAAACGACAGGGGCAGGAGCCATCATCATTCCTTTGGCGACTGCTCTGGCCAGCATATCTTCGCCTAAAGTTTGATTATTCGTTGCTGTTACATTAATAGGTACACCTCCACCCATCATATTGAAGGATGATAGGATAGGGGCGAACATGGACGTAGCTTTGGCGGTTATAACGGATTCTCCATTCGACAACTGTGCCGGAATACTGTCGCTCGTTCCTGTCCCCGGTCCTGTAACCAAACCACCTTCTGCAAATTTAGCACTTTTTACTATCTTAACAGCATTTGCAATGTTAGAAAGGATTGTTGCAATACCTGATGCCATTGTAGCTATACCAAGAATACCTTTCCCTGATTCAGCGGATACCATTTTTGCGATCGCCTTACCTGAATTGATGGCGATCTCTGCCAAAGCCAACATTTTGCTTGCCATAGCAAATCCTCTGTCAGACTCCCCAATTTGTTCTGTGAGAGCTACAAGGCCATTTGTCACCTGTTCCATTGCTTCATATTTAGCTTGTTCTATTTCAATCTCCTTATCGCTCAGTTCTTTTTTGGATTCCAGATAAGCATTCTGTGCTTCCAGCTTGCGAAGATTAAATGCTTCTATACTTTCACCTTCCATTTGCTGCAGGCTATCGAGCTCGGCTTTCTTTTGTTCCATCCTTATACGAAGAATTTCCTCTTCGTTATCATATGCTTGTGCGATTTCCGTTTCAAAGCGTATGCGCATGGCTTCCTGTTGCTTGTTGATAATATCCTGCTCATGGGCGGCTATAAGTTCATCCATTTGAGTGTTATATTTAGTTTTGATGGCAAGTTTCATTTTTTCGGTCTGTTCTGTGCTGGAGAGTTCCGCCTCGTATTGTGCCTGTAATTGTTGTATCTTTAACTGATACTCCTGCTCGCTGCCTTCCTTGACCGATTCCAATTGCAGGGATATCATTTTTAAACGGTTCTCCAGTTCTTTTTTCAGCTCCTCATCGGACAACTTGCTAAGCTCCATAGATTTTTGTTGTTCCAAAGCCTTTATTTTGGCGTTGATGGCTTCACGAGCCTTGGCGGTAAGGTTCTCTTCTTGCTTTAAACTGATTTGCAAATCCTCAATCTGCCGGGAATAGTTCAATTCAATCTCTTTCCGTGCTTGTTCTCTCTTGTCTTTCACTAAGGCAAGCATAGCATCTTCTGCTGCCCTTACTGCTTCCAGTTCTGTTTGCTTTGCTTCCTTTGCTTTGTCTGCACCTTCCTGGCGGATAGAGTTTAGGGTGTTTTGCTGCTCTGTCTGACGGGTGTAACTGCTTTCTTCCAATTCACTTAATCTGTTTACTTCTTCGCTTAATTTCCTAAGGTCATCAATAGTGCTTTCCGATATACCGATTTTTCCAATAGCTTCATCTGCTGTAATTGCTCCTTTTTGCATGTCCTCAATGGTCTTAAGGGCTTCCTTTGTTACTTTAGTATATCCGAGCATATTGGCAATTCTTGCTTTCGCTAAGTCTGTTTGGATTTTTAAGTCCTCCTTTTCCATTGCTGCAGCTTTTTCCGCAGCTTTGATACGTTCCTGTGTGGACAGGGTCTGGTCGTCAGCAGCTTTTTTCAGCTTCTCAATTTCAGCTCGGTTAGCGGCACGTGACATGGACAGCATGACTTCCCTCTTGTCTATCTCATTCAAGACTTCTGCCAGCTTCCACGCCTGTTTGGTTTCATTGACTATTTCATCACCGATACCAGCGAATATGGATTTGGCATCATTCCCCGCCTGTTTGAAGTTCCCGGTAAACAGATTCACTAAAGCACTTCCCAACTTGCCTGCCCGGTCTATTAAGACATTTACTGTGGCACCCAGAGCCCCCATTATTTTATTGGCTGCTTCCACGCCCTTCTGTGTTTTGGTGAACCATGATACCAAAGATCCTAAAGCTACAATTAATACTCCAATACCAGTTCCAAGTAGAGCAACTTTCAACAGTTTCAAAACTTTAATCCAGCCGGTTGTGGTGGTCGAAACAGTAAGCATTTCTGTTTTTACTCCAGACAAATAATTTCTTACTCCACCCAAGGAGGTCACCATTACATTTATCTGCTGCACGAACGGGATATTGGCATTGGCGGCTTCCATTATAGCTTCCTTGTAATTGCCAACATTTCGGTAATACCGCTGTGTCCCTTCTTCAGCGCCCTTTAGAGCATCAGTAACCTCATTAATCTTGTTTTTCAATTCTGTGCCGCTAGCACCTTTACGTTCCGCTTCGGATAAAGCATCGTATTCAGCCGTTAGGTTTGACAGTTTGGCACGGAGAGAAACAAGGCTGTTTTCTTGTGCCTTCTCCTGCTTGAGCTGATTTTGCATTGTTTTCGTTATAACACGTATCGAATCATTACAGTCGTTGATATAGGCTTTAGATGCCGCCATTTCTTCATTGTACTGCTGCCTTTTTATGTCTCCAGCCTTTAACTGTTCCTTCAGTTTCGCCTCTGCTTCTTTGGCTTTGTCGATTTTTGTCTGATACTCGGCTATAGCTTTGATAGCCTCATTATAATTCACTTTGATATCAAGTATCTTTTCTACTTTGTCTGCCATAATTTTAGATGTCTAATTGTAATAATTCAACATTTGCTATTCCTGTATTTTCTGCTGTAACGGATAGAATTGCATAATATTTCCCATATTGGGCCAGATATGCTGGAGTGGTCATATCTAAGTCTCTCAAGTCTTTTTCTGTTATTTCTATTTTTTCTTTAATGATTTTGGGGGTATACACTGCATTTTGAAAGCTTGTGTAGAATCTTTTTATGATATCTGTGAACGACAATTGTGTGAAGGTTCCATTTGATAGACCTCCATTGTTTTCCTCGAGAAGTATTCTTGGTTGAACTTTTTGCAGTTCAGCCTTTCCCTCTCCGTCATATTTGTACAATCGTATGAATGCTGTAATTCCTCTCATGTCGCATCCTGCAAATTTCAACTCTGCCATTTCTCTAGACTTCTCTAATGAGCTGATCAAGCAAGTAATTTCTCCACTGTAGTTGCCTTTTACCGTATCATCGTCTTTGTATTTAAGTATATTTCTTTGTGCAAAGCCATCGATAGTGAATTTCATTTCTTTAGGCTTGTTGGCCATATACGATGCTATTACCCGTCTAGTCCAATTGTACGCTTGTTCTTTTTTCTTTATGATATCATCGACAGACATAAATCTTATAATGTTCGTGCCTTCAATAGGATATGCAAATACGCCTAGCATGGTAGATATTGCTTTAATAAAATCAAGCTGTGTCATATCTGGCAAATTTGGTATAATGGGGTAATGACCATTCCCGTTAAGAATACTTTCGTCTGGTTGCTTGGGCGATACAAGGCTGTTTTCCATTCTTAGATTTATGATTCCATCTACACCGTTTGATACGTCTGCAATAAATCCGATATTTGTGAATCCAAACCGGATATCTGTACCTTTGTTTACTGAGTCAGACTCTACACCTTCGAACTCAAACGTAATATTGTAAGAGTTTCCTCCATTGCTTATTATATCCGTATATCCTATGTTGAATATTTCATTGTTCTCTCCGTTCTCAATATAATAAGCTATCATGGCTGCATTGCTGGGATAGAAAGAAGTTAAAGTATGTATTGATACTTTGCCTGAAGCATTGAGCTTTATGGAGTTTCCTTTTGTCTTTATTCCACTAATGAATGTGCCTTCGCTTAGCGAGCTTTTATTTACCGTTCCATAATATGATGAATATTCTTTGTTTTCGAAGTAAAGTTCAATAGGCCCGGTTCCTTGGTTAAGGTAATATTTTGCATTCAACCACAGTTCATTCTTTTGAGAGAATTCCAACCCGTCATTTCTTGTCAGCAATGGGATAAACAGCTTGTTCAAGACTGCTTGCTGTTCACTTGGAAAAATGAATATCACATCATTATCAAGTGATATATGTTCTAAAATCCATGTTGCTTTAACTGCCGGATGATAGGGTAAGTCTTTATCGGCTGAACGTATATTGTAATTTACTTTTGGGAAAAAGAAATCTCCATGACTATCATATTGGCTTACGTTCTTTCCGCTATTCCATTCGATGTAATAATCAGGAAATGGATCATTCCCTTGGCTTTCATAATGCCAACGTTCTTTTAAATCTTGCAGTTTTTTTTCTTCATTGGCAATACTTGAAAATTGTGTTGCGTTTCCCCATATTAATGCGGTTTCAAACACATCAGACGTGCCTATCAAGTATATTTTTGCCCCTTTGATAATTTCTACTCCGTTTCTTATGTATCTAGCGTCAAGGTAAAATGAAGCAACGGAATATTGGCAGGATGGCAGGTCTGCGTGAAGAAATGCAGACTGATTCCTCACTGTGTTTGGAAGTTTAATAGTGTAGCTTGTGTTACTTACAATTTTGCCTATATCGGTGAATATATTATTCTTGTATTTTAATGTGATATTGGTGCTGTCATCCATATCTACTAATTTGTTGTTGGCACCGACATATAATAATTCATTTCTCATAAGCTCTGCACGTTAGTTTCAGGTAATATAATGTTCGCTTCAAAGTCTTGCAGTGATACCCGCTGTTTGACGAAATTTCCCACAGACACATTTACGGCCATCCATCTGGCGTTACCGTTATCATCATAGCCCATGAACATATCAACAACAGGAGATGTGGCCATTTGGTAAAGGAAGTCATAAGTTATGCTGTCTATTAATGGAGCGCATACGGGAAGTGTCGTTTCTTCCATTTTCCTTTGCTTTCGTCCGCTACCTCCATGGTATCCGTTCTTGTAACTGTAATCCTGCATATTGTTTCTGATGAACTCTCCGTCATTGGATACCTGCGAAGTCTCGTTTCCTTGCATGAATAGCCAGTAACACCACATTCCATGGCGGTTGATCCATCTCAAGTATATTCCACAGTCTGAATTGTCAACCTTACAAGTGATCTTTGTGGCCATATTGAGCAGCCCTCGGAAGGTGAAATCAAAGGTGTGGTCAAAAACAGATGCTGCCGTATTACTTCCAGGTAGATAAAATTCCACCCTGTCTGAAGCATCTATTCCAGCAAGAATGATATTCCATGCATTTTGTCCTGATAATGCGATAGGGGAGCTTTCGGAACCATCTATAGTTACTTTTACATTCCCTGATGTTGCAGAGTATAAGCCTACAGAGAATGGGTAGTTTTTGAACCATGTCAGCACTCGGCTTCCATTATACTGCTCTCCAACCTTACTGGCTCCCCACAATATGAATACGTTGAACTGGAAGCTGTTTTCAAGTGTTCCTGATTCGTTATACATATCAAGCTCTATGCTAAACAGACGTCCTAACTTACTATCTTCGGCGTGAGTTGACTTGTAATCGACTTCTCTGTATTCGTCAAAATAGCTCTGCGTATAGAATGATAGGTCAAAGAAGCAGGAACCACCGAACGTCGCTCTGTTCTCTCTGTCTGATGTGGCTGTGGTGGTGTCCGTTACCGTTGCAGTAACAGATTGATAGTTTCCGCCAAGGATATTTATTATCACAGGATTAAAGCAGAATCCTATTTGGTCAGGATATTCAATTGTTGTATTATCTATCGTATGTGTTCTCATTGTCGAAATTCAGATTTATATGTTCAACTTCTGTTTCATATATAGCCGATACCCTGCTAGCTATATTGTCCACGGTATTTTCTAGATCACGGGAATAGATTTCCTCATGTTTTCTGTTTCGGTATAGTTCCGTTCCTTCCTTGGCTATCTTTCTAGCGACAAGGTAGGCGAAGGAATCGGGCTTCTTTACTTGTATACCCTTATCTTCCACCCATTGGCGGATAATCTTGTAAAATCCTTTCGGAACTTTCCCTGGCCCACGTCCGGTTTCTAGTACTGCGAATGCCTGCCTGCCCCACAAAACGCCTCCGTCCTCCGACATTTCTACTTTCAGACTGCCCTTTGTCCTTCCACTGGCTACTTGTCCGGCTGCTTCATGGTTGGCTATAATTCGCTTGCGTAACGCTTCCAGCTCTTCACCTATTATCCTTAGGGTTCCGGCTTTAGTTTCTGCTGCCATATACAATCTCTTTCACGCTCTTGTTGCAAATAACAGTACCCATTATCTCTTCTAACTTAAGTTGGATAACTATTCCGGTTACATTAACATCCAGCTTGTCATAGAAAACAGAATAAGGGATATCTCCTGATATTTCTTTGAACATCCCACTCCTGTTCAATAGCAATATGAATTCTTTGGCTTTATTCTTGCATCCTTCTATCACTGCATCATTTTCTGTGCCATCAAAATCGAACTTGGTTTTATCCATGAAGGCCATCATACAGTTAGGGCAGTCTCTTAACTGCTGTCTGCCTAGATTAAAAGTTCCGCTTACAGGAAGGAGATTAAGCACTGCCGGCAATTTAATCTTGTCCAGTCTTATATTGGCTGTTTGCCAGTTGTCAAAAAGGTAACTTACACCCTCCATGGAGTCTACTATCTTTTTAATTTTTTGCTCTACCGTCATTTCTTCTTACTTAATATGTTTCTTAATCTACGTTCGAATCTTACTCTTTTGGCGTCCATGTCAAGACATTTATATACTCTGACCCATGGCACGCTGTCTACTTCTGCATGATCAGTGATACCCATGCGCTGCGCATAGTAATCAATCATGCCGAAAGGTCCAAAATTTAGCAATTCGGATCCTGCTTGCTTCTCTTCGGGTGTGGGTGGTACATTAGTCGACGCGAATAGTTTATTTATTCGTTCAACTTCTTTGGCCACCCATTGTACGAATCCCAGTACATCGCTAGCTGGAAGTTGGGATATATAACGTTTACTCAGCCCCATCAGTACAGTACAGGGAACGAACAATATATCGTGTTCTGTTTCGATGGATTGCAGTTGCATCAGTTCTCCCATATTTATGTCGTTTAGGGTATCTGGTGTCTTATACTGCCCTAGTTGATAAGGTTTTCTCAGTTCATCCAACTTGGTTCTAATGACCTCGGGTTCGGTGGCAATGCTGCTTATTGTTAAAAATTCTTTTACTGTCATATCTTTCCTATTTTTGCTTTTGGTCGTTTTGGTGTTGGTTTGATACGGAATATCATTGCCATTATCAGCATATCAAGGTAATCTGTGGAATGACCTAATATTTCTTTCATTTTTTCTTTGCTGATTATTCCTTTCTTCCGTGTGTCTGCATCAATATGTGCTTGTTTGAGAACTGACAATTCTTCAATGATCCGTTCTCGCTGTGCTTCCGTGCATACAATACGAAGCAATCGATTGTTAATCATCTCAGCCAGTTTGAAGGCACACTCTGATTTCAAATTGTCAAATTCAGGATTAATAGGTCGTGCTCCTCCATGAAACTCCTTGATACCGTTCAGATAGCTTTCAAGATAGTTCCCCAATCCGTCAGAGTCCGCAATCATCTTACTACGAGGAATTGAGCATTCTATCATCATCCGCTTCAGGTCTGTTTCAATGGATTTTCCAGTACTGTATTCCTGATCCAGTTTGATAAAACACACATTCCCTTTCCAATGACCGGCGATAAATCTGTCTCGTCCCTTCATTGCAAGGTCTGCAGAACCGGTAGATTCACCTGCAGGAGCAATGAACTCATTCGTGAACAAGTCACAGATAGCGTCGTAGTTACACAGGGCAGTCGGGTCATTATCATACTCCCAATTGCCGAAATATAGGCGTTCCTTTGTTACCCGGTCTTTTGTGTTTCGAAGACTTTCGATGTAGTCTTCTGTTGCCCAAGGATTATCCTGCACCAAAGCCTGGATAAATGCATAAGGAGCTTGTAATTTGTCTTCTTTCCAGAGCTTGTAGAATTCACGGTATAGCCAGTTTTTCTTCGGGTTGCAGGTGATAAGTATCTTTCCGGGTACATGATATACATCGTTCATGTGGCGGCCGATACGGGTTTTCAAGACTTCGAAGGCAAGGTAGTGCACTTCACCAGCTTCCTCTATCCATCCTCCTGTATATTCCTTAGACCCCAATCGTTCATACATCGGATCTTTCACCGGATAATACGTCAAGTCAATATAAACGATTTCACTTCCGTTGTCGAAGGCTATCCCTTCATTTGTTGTCTTGTATGCCGTGAAGCTGTGAGAAGATGCTACCTTATTGAAGGTCACGGTAACGGACTCACGGCTATCCTTCAAATTATTTCGGCCAACAAACCAGCGAGTACCGGGAAGATAGTAGGCACATTGCATCAGCCATTCACAGCCTAGCCATGATTTACCACCACCTCCGGCACCACCATACAATAAAAATTTCGTTTTGCTGTCACGAAGAAAATTGTATGCCAATCGCTGTTTTAAGTTAATCTTTTGCTCCATATCACTTCAATTTGTCAGCTTCGGGAGTATAGGGAAGAAAGTCAAATCCGTTGAAGGGTTTGCCTTGTGTTGTATGATCCACTTCCTGTTTGTCGGACAACCCTAGCTTTCGGGCTATAATGTTTGCATTGAAAGCGCCAACACAGGCTCCTTCAAATTGTTGAGTCTCGATGGTTTCTTCCACCCGCGCGATGACGTGCAAAAAATCTTCATCATTTTTTTTCATGCATTCACTTCTGAAGCTACTCCACCAACGTGATGAAGTACCTAGATAGATACATAATCCGGTGAGAGAGTAGGGGCGCTGTGTAGGTGAAACTTCTTGTTGTGTTTGCTGTTCATTAACAGTTTCTGTTCTTTTACCTTTTTTGCGTCTAACAGGCATGGTACGTTGTATAGCCTTTCTTGTTGTCCATGGGTTTTCATCACACCATTGGAAATATTCGCACGCCGCCTCCCATAACGCTTCAGGCGTGGCGAAGAGTTTATCCCTGCCATGCTTGCTGCGTAACATCCAAAACTGATTTCCTTTAGGTGCTGCCATTGTTTATAGTGTTTTAAAGATTGGTATAATTTCTTTGTCCAAATCCCATTTGCGATTATTGGGAAGAGGAAGTGTGAATTCATATTGCAACGCTTTCAGATAATCACTCTTACTTGCGCTCCTTCCGTTGGTTGATGCTACTTGAAATGACGAACCTCTTAACTCTTTTTCTGGGCTTATCTTCATTCCTTTATCGAATATGTTAAAATCCTTTCCGATGTAAGCTGTGTTTAATCTGACGATGTCAGCTGTGGAATGATAATGCTGGAAGTACCATTCACCAAAACGGAAGTTGGCTGTGAAGTTCTTTGCGTCAAGAAATACGGCTTTAGAACGATGGTCGTGTGTTTCCTTGCGTTCAGATGATTTCTGGGCGAACAGCAGCGGAATGCCAGACCAGAATATCATTCCTCCGGGCTTGCATAATGCTGATAACGAAAGTAAGACATTCTTTTCATCCTCTTCTGAGTTCACAGAGTTCAACACGCTATCGCACACAACCACATCGTACAGCCCGTAGTCCGACAAGGTCTTGCATATGGAAGCACAGTCTTGCCTGATTTCCTTTTCATCAATGATGTCCGCTCCATCTTTGCGGTGGAAGAATTCAATGGCGTCAATGAGATAGCCTTTTTTCTTCAGTATGGTTGCGTAATCCTTTTGTCCGGCACCGAAATCGAGTATGCGCATATCCTTGGTGATGTATGGTATAACCTGCGTTTCATACAACGTTGAATGGCTACGCTTGCTTGGAACCCCGTTCTTTTGCCGTAGCCGTGCCTTTTGGGCAAAAGACTGTATATAGGTCTTTCGTTCCAGATGGGAATACTCGAACACTCCATATTCCTTAGAGAAGTATTTGAGCGCGATTTCTTCTTTCCCTTCTGGAAGGACATATACAAGTAGGTCCATACCTAATAGTTTTACCGTTTTGGCATATACTGTTGAGATGATCACTTTCCCGGTATGGTCACATACGGCATTTGCAAACTGGCCGTAACGGAGAATCATTTTCGTAAGGTCAACAACACGTGAGTTGTTTCCTCCTTTGGAAAGAATGGAGATATCTTTGTTGGATACAGTATAAAATCCTTCTGTTCCTTTAGGAAGACTTACATTGATTTCTGGTTGGATTTCCGACAACTCACATTCCGCATAGTTGTGAAGTTGGTTGAACCTTACTTCATCGGTGGAGTTTACACCGTCAAGAATAAAGGCTGGAACATGGGTATACCCAAGCAGCTTCATTGTCTTTGTACGTTGGTGTCCTGCCATGATACGTTTATCCGATTGACGTATGATGATCGGTTTGATAATGCCTAATTCCTTGATGGATTTTTTTAAATCTTCTTGTGCTTCATTAGTGAGCAGGCGTGGGTTATATTCTGCCGGGTTCAATATTGATATGTCTATGTATTCCATCATAAGCCAAGTAGATTATTAACAAAACCAACCATTACACCGTTCTCATCCAAATATTCAGAAGCCCGTGCTTTCAGTGCTTCCAGTTCGCTTTCACTGACTGGAATCTTATACCCCTCAAATACTAAATATTTGATATGAGCTCCGGCTTCATAGTTTGCGTTCTTGAGTACATTATGACTGTCTTCTATATCTTCTGAAAAATCTGTCGGATCAGGAAAGCTGATGCCTTCCATACCCCAATTAAGCAACTCGTTACAATCCCAGTCAAACAACTTGGTTATGTCCCATTGTCCGTTGTTAACGTTATCACGTATGATTAGCTCACGTTCCCTTTCCTCGGTCAGGTTGGGAATAAGAACGGTCGGTACTTGTTGCATACCTAGCGATATACAGGCATCATACCTTTGGTTTCCGGCTATAATGATCAATTCGCTAGTACGGTCTGACAGGATGATCGGTCGGGCTTCGAAATAATCCGGATTGTTTCGGATTGACTCTTTAAGTTTGTCTAGCTGTTCATCCGAAATAGTTCTTGGATTGTTTTCCAGTTTCTTCAGTTCCTCTAGTTTTCTGTAAATAATTTCCATAATTGCTTTTTTTGCGTTACAGAAACGAAGGTACTTAATAAGGGAGCTAAGGGGAAAAATGAGGAAAACAAAGTACTGACACGGCTTGTCAATACTTTGTTATGTGTGTTATAATTCCTTTGTTGATATCAATGCCGAATTGCTGGTAAGATAAAGAATTACAGGAAAGTATTTCACTGGTAACCTGTAAAGTCTTGCATTCTTCTTTGATGAACGTTAATATGAAAAGTGGGAAAGATAGATAATGCTTTTTGCAGATTTTTGGAACGGAGTAGAAACGTGACTTTACTTGTTTTCGTTTTCATTTCCATTGTAGCTATCCTCTGATAATCACATATCTTCCGGCGGATATTTCACTTCTATACTTGACAGAATAGCCCTTGTCTATAAATGCTCTTATGACATTATCGTGCGCCAACTCCGAAATTTGGTGTCTGTCTTTAGCGTCACTTCCAGTATTTTTTGCCCAACAATGAGGCCAGTTATTTCCCCATCCTACGCCATAATGAAAGTAAACACATTCACCTTTCTCTTTGATTTCCGAGAGGCTGAAAGATGCAAGTGCGTCTTCCTCGGATTTTCTTCTATTTGATTTTGGTATTTCTATTGTCAACATACTGATTTATTTTTAGCGTCCAACCATTTGTCCCGTCTTTCTCTACACGCCTCTAAGGTAGGCGCACAACAAGCAAAGAGTTCACCACTTTCAGTACGGTAGTCGTACTGGTACATTCTCACTCTCTTTCTGCCTAACTTCGTTGCGTAGGTAGTGTAATTCTCTTTGCCGGGCTGGCATACGCTGCAACCGTTTACATTTATTGAGTTCATAATTCAAGTAATTGTTTCGTTTTATCCACGTCTACAAAACTCGTCCACCCTGCTTTATGCAGCTTTATAGCTGCCTCTCTGATTGTGATTTTGCCACTCTTGCCACTTTCTTTCAAAGATTCTAATACATTCTTCATTCTTAATTCATTTTCACATTCAATCTTTCTTCACTCGTATAAGCCACGACAAGCCCTGTTTCATCATGCCGTATCGTGACATACTTTTCGCCTCTTTCTATGGTAGAAAAGTCACACATAGAGCACAACCTACCTAATACTTTGCCCAATTGCTTCATCAGTGGGGCTTCAGGGCTGATAACTAAAACTAAATCTGCTTTCATAATCGTGTATATTGTGGTAGCCATAAGGCTACCGGATTAGAACTCAACCAATATCAATCTTTCTAAAGAACCTGATGCTTTCACCCACATATGATTATGTCCGAAACCATAATCGAAAAACAGTTTAAAATAAGGGTATCTTACTATTAAAGAGTTCATACAGCCTCTTAACTCGTCTTCTGACATACAAGAAGTTATTTCATTGATAATTTGAACGAAAAGGTGTAAAACTTCTGGTTCATTATTCAATAACGGTTTTTCTATAACTGCTTTTAAAAATATATTTTCTTTCATATTCTTCTATATTGCGCAGGGCTTTCGCCCTGCCGATTTATGTTAATGCGTTTTATCCTCATGTAATAACTCGCAGTAAACTGGTGTTGTGGCATCTGTGTGCTTATTGGCTATAAGAACCTCATTACTATCCCAGTTAATATATACCTGTGTAGCAAATGCACCGAAAAACTGAATTTCTTTCGTGCCAAACAATACCACCGCGTCATCATTTACATTTGCAAGTGCTGCAATTAATTCTTTCTTGGTCATATTCTTTTTTGTTGCGCAGGGCTTTCGCCCTGCTGGTTAAACTTATAATATTGTAATCTCTTTATTGCCTATCTCTGTATCTACATTCAGAACCTCGTACTTTTGAGCCTTGTAGTTATAAACGACTTCACAAGTATTGAAACCTCTACCATCTTCTCTTTGGTCATAAACAGTATTTATATGCTGATACATTTTATTGCCTAACATGAAGTTTATTTTACCTGATGTACAGAAGTAGAATGCTACTGCATACTTCAATGTTTTCTTTTCATCAACCTTCTTTGCTGCCATAGTCTTTATATTTATTAATTATACTACTTGTTTAATTATTATGATGCAAATATATAGATAGTATAATTGTCAGCAATAAGAAATTAGTTAATAAATATCAATTATTAAACTAATAGTATTATTGCGTGGATTTTCTTATACAGAATATAATTTTATGACTATATTTGCAACATAAACAAATAGTTTAATTATGAATTTTAGAATAAAAGAAATCTGTCGAGAAAAAGGTATAATGCTTAAAGACCTTGCTGGTATGATAGGTATTACAGAAGTCGGACTATCAAAGTCGCTTAATGGAAATCCTAACATAAGCCGACTTGAAGAAATCGCCACCGCTTTAGGTGTGCCAGTAACAGAACTCTTTGATAAACCTAAAGAGGGAGTTATACATTGCCCTCATTGTGGTAAGGAGATAAAATTGAATCCGAATGTTTAATCAATAAAATAATATAGCATCACAAGTAAAAAATGATGGGTGAAAAATACATATTTAAATGGGCAAATGACAGTATCAATGAGGTTTTCAAGCCGCTTTGGCTTAATGATACTACTTATCATTTGCCAAATCACATCAATGCTGAAGTTTCGTGGTATGAAACTTTAGATTTATCAACAAAAATTTCACTAATATCATTAGTAATTTCTATTTTAACATTCTTCGCTGGTTTTATTATATCAGAATTTATAAGACGGCATAATAAAAGTCATAACCTAAAACAGTATAAACAATTTATAAATGAATGGGTTGAAAAAAGTAATGCAACTCTAATAGATTATATAAATTCATTAGAAACATTTTCTAATAAAATAAAAACAAATACAGATTTAAACATTGCACCTTGGAGAAGTGGTATTATTCATCTTTCAGAAATTAATAAAATCCCATTAGAAAAGTTCTCAGATATATACATTTTCGGATTAAGCAAGAAAATAGAAAATGAGAATAGAAAACAAATAATGAACTTTTTGTACCAAATAGAATATTTAAATAAAGCACCAACTCTAATAATGGAAGTGTATAACAAGTATTGTGAAAACAACCAAAGAGTAATGGACGAATGGAATACATACTATATGCAACTTTTAGATTTATTTGGAAGTACCAAAACTATCAATCCACAAACAATCGAAGGTTCTGTTTTCCTTGAAATTTACAAATTATTTATTCCATTAATCAATACATCAAATGGAGAATATGCCGGAACTGACAAATGGAAAAATGAGTTTGTTATCCCTGCAATAAATATTCTGACAAGAAAGGAATGTTCTGACTTTTCTATATTGGCTCAAATAATGATTCTTGTCAGAAATCTAAATATAGTAATTATAAAGCATGATAAACTAAACGACTACAGTAGGGTATTTGATAGTTATGTGGAGAACTTGAAAAAAGCTCAACTGATTATTAACAATTCGATGTCTTATTTCGATGGAAAGGAAATTAGACATTTCTGTATATAGCAGAAATAAGCCGGAGCACTAAGCCCCGGCTCATTAATTGATTAGCCCTTTGAATTTTAACCGATTTACGATTTCGGTATAAAGATACTCTATATCCCCGCTGAAATCCCCATAATTCTGATACAGAAACACGACATCTGCATGGTTGTCGGAAATAGTACTAAGTGCTACTCTTGGACCGGAACTTTTATAAAATGACGTACTATCATTTGATTATCTTTAGCTTGTTATACCAGCGTGAAGAAAAAGGGAACCACCCGATTAAGAATGATTCCCCGAAAATGGTTACTTTGTATAGTTTGCTCATGGCTATTTCTTTTTCAAATTAGACATCACACATTTAATCACTTCATAAATGAAAATAGCAAGAAAAATAGTAGTCCATGGATATTGGTTTATCAGTTCATAAAAATCTCTCATAGTTTTACCTCCTTCCACTCACTTTCTATAATCACATGTTCACACTTATTACACCTATGCAAATAAGTTGGGAATGGTGCCGTTGTATAGTCCTCAACAGCTATTTCTATACTGCCACATTCCGAACATTCTATCTTTACCTCTTTGATACTGGGATAATCCCAAAAGGATAATTTGCCTTTCACGTCCTCAATTGGATTTTCGTAGAGAATAGGGTTAGCTAGTACCCAGTTATAAACTCCTTTCTCTGCCCAGATGGAAGGATGGTTTTGTACACAGTCTATTATCTCGACGCTTCCGATTATGGAGCCTGTACAAAAACTAAAATCTTTCCACTCTTTGTTTTCCGGTAATGCCAATAACTGCTCATTGGTAAGTATTGAATCATAGAAATTATCATAATTCAAAGGTTTACCGCTTGAATGAATCAGTACCCTCTGCCCTAAGTATTTCTTAGGGCAGCTCCAAGTACGGTTCTCAATGTCTTTAATACCATGGACTATCAAAGAGGCCCACGGCTGTTTTATGGTTATTGCTTTCATTTTTTATTGTTGTTCTTTAATATCTCATCAAAAGACGGAATAGGAAACCATGCTTTTATCACTCCTTCATCGTAAAATAGATGAGGATAATCCCTAGTTGATGCAAACTTATTCCATCTTTCAAAGAAATAAACTTTCTCAATAACATCACCGTCAGTAACAAAGTAATACCCATCCTTTTCTGGCAACCGTTCCTTAACACTTATCCAAGGCGATTGCTTGGATTGCCATTCAGCACCTTTTATAAAATATTTCTTCGCCACTGCTGGCAATCCTCCCCAATCAGGCATCTTATCGTAAGCCATACTTTTGGCTGCTTCTTCTAATGTTTGTTTCATAATTTAATGTATTTTCCCATGGTTGATTTTACAATAATCTTATTATCGGATGATGGCATTACAACCACATTCCCGGCATCTGTGCTAATTTTTAAGATAGGATTAGAATTTGCGTCAATACTGGCTACTATAATCATATCTCCAAAAACATATCTTTTATCTTGTTCTAATTCATTCATTTCTGTTCAGTTTTGTTCCTTATTGATCAATTACTTTTTTCAATTTATTAAAAGCCTTCTCTTTATCAAATCTAATCCCATCTTTGAACTCCAATATCAACTCCCAAAGCTGGCTTTTGTAAACATCACCTGCTTTATAGTCAGTCTTATAATGGTATTTCTGTGTAGTGGTTATTTCCTTAAATATATTCGTTGCATTAAGATATGCGGCTCCCCATTCTGTAAGCTCTACACTAACGGTATCATTCAAATCTATTTCTATCATAAATATTCCTTTCTCATTAGTGTTACGTTAATCCTCAATGGAATACAATGCCTGCATACACTCAAAGGGGAAAGATGAATTTAAAGCGTCATATATTTCTTTCGGTATATCATCTTCGCTTTCAAAATTACCTTCAACACTTTCAGATCCAAATGCTGTTGCAACATGCTTCTCTTTATACTCCTTACCATTAATGGTTGCGGTTGTTTCCCATCCGTTAGAGGTTACTTCGATTACTATCTTATTCATTACTTTCCTGTTTTGAATTTCTTGTTTATTTCTTTTTCAGCAGCTCTGGCCCCTTTCTTGAAACCTTCCACAAAGCTGTCAAAACAAGCTCTATGGATTTCTAAAGTACATCTTCGCATAAGTGGACAAATCGAACATTTTTGGCTAAGTCCGGCTGACTTCTTGGCTATTTTCGTTACATTTTTCATTGGAAACTTAAATTAATTATTACGATTTCTTTCCGCTGCGACTTCACTCATACACATCTTGCACCAGGAGGTGAGACATCGGTATTCCTTATCCCCACATCTGACAGTCCTGTTATAGAACCGGTGGAGCGGAAGGGAACGTCCGCAATGCGGACAAACCTTTCTTCCGGCTTCCGTACCTGCAACCGTCTTGGCTTTACGGTGTACAAGCGTACATCCCCTGCATTCATCCAGTCTGCCTTTGTATTTCCGGCATTTGTGCAGGGAGATGCGCCCGCATGGAGCGAATTTCTCGCAGTCGAATCTGGGTTCTGTATGATAGATGTTCATACGGCACTGTCCATCAAATCAAACAATGTGGGTGCGCTAACTTCCATCTCCGCCTCATACAGATATGAAAGACTGTCTTTCCAATAGTCATAATTCAGTTCAGTAGATAATCCCTTACGTTTCAGTCTGATGGCACAATAAGGTACTGTGCCGATACCTCCGAAGGGGTCAAACACCAGCTCACCCTTGTTTGAGTACCGTTCAATCAGTCTTTCAACGATATCGAGCTGAAGGGGACAGATGTGGTTCTGCCGTTTCTTCTGTGACTGCTTGGTATTAAGCGTGCGCATACGGGTGACATCATCCCATATCCAGGGCTTCTTGCTTACCGGGTCAACGGCCATGAAGGTTTTTGGCAGCTTACCGTAGGATTCCAACTCTTCGGCAAATGCAACGTGTTCCTCGTAGTTATAGATATGCTCGCGTTCATAATTACGGAACAGATGGCGTATCTTGTCAATACCAGCACCTTTCATGTCCTCATAGCTTAACAGGGAGTTGCCAGATGATTTCCAACTTGCATGGGCGTCTATCTGCCAGCGGGCCAACGAGTATTCACTCTTGTTCTTTGTCACCGGCAAGTCAGCGTATGCACGTGAGGTATCAGAAGGTAGTTTTCGGAAGAGAAGAACATATTCCGGGCAACCGATACCCATCTTTGAACCGTCCTTACACATTTCAGTATAGCCAAGTCGGTAAGTCTGGTTATTCTCCCTTACTACATCCGTATCCACCGTGATACGTCCCATGTAACGGAAGCCGTGTTTCATGTAGTGGAATACTGTCATTTCGCTGAAGGGGTCAATGGTGGGCATGCCGTCGCCCGTGGCATTACCAAACAGTACACGGTCTTTCACATGGATGCAAGCCAACCGCCCCGGCTTCAATATGCGCATAAGTTCAGGCGTAAGGTAATCCATCTGCTCAAAGAACTTGCCGTTGTCCTCATTATGTCCGAAATCATTATAGGTCGGAGTGTACTCATAGTGGTTGGAAAACGGGATGCTGGTTACAATCAGATCTACCGAATTATCTTCCATCTTCTGACATTCAAGAACATTGTCGTTATTGATCGCTTTCCAAAGTTTACCGAATTTTTCCTCACGACTGGCGAACATCCACCGCATCATCTTCTCTTTCGCTTTCAGCCCATACAGTCCGTTTTCACGTACTATGCCGGTCATCTTGGCTACCATCTCCTTATGTTGTGCCCATTTCTGCATGAAGCTCTTGTATATCTCTCCCTCGCTTTCCGCATAGACCAAGTAGAGGTCAACTGGATGTTTCTGCATGAATCGGTAGATACGGGCTATCGCCTGGAACTTATCGTTGAAACGGTAGTCGATAAACATGATTGCCTTGTGACAGTGGTACTGGAAGTTCAAACCCTCACCAAGCATTTCGGGTTTAGCTGCAAGGTATTTCAAACGGCCATCTTTGAAATCAGATATAACCTTGTCGGCTTCTTCATCATTCTGTGAGCCGTACACAGCCTTGCATCCGGGAATAACCCGACAAAGTTCTTCACGTTCCTTTTCTAAGTCATGCCATAGTAGAAAATGCTCATCTTTATTTTCGGGGCGGTTAATGATTTCCACCACACGGGCCATTTTTTCAGACATATTATCCCGGCGTTCTTTCGCTGCATCAGCAAGTCCGAGAGCAGCTTCACGGAACATCTTCACTTGTCCGTCACGGTCGGTACCGGCAGTGGAGTTATCCACGCTTACGACTTCTTCATGTACACGAAGTTCCGGCAGTTCATATCCAGTATCGGGATAACCGAGGTCGGACGGTTTGGTGAGGAACAACGCCCATGTAGATACCCATAGCCAGAACTCCTTTTCCTTGTGCGGATAAAGGGTAAAGTTATTCGCTTTCGTGCTGTCTCGCTGGAAGAACCTTGTAAGTGCCTGCCCGGTATCCATCACTCCAAGGTAGCCGGCATAGTGTATCAGCTCCTTGTATCTGTTGGGTGATGGCGTGGCAGTGGCAACAAACCTGTACGGAACTTCTGCAAACAGAGGAAGAAACTCCTGATAGGTCTTGGTCCCGAATCCACGTAATACGCTCGCTTCATCCAATGAGGTAACGGTAAAGTAGGAAGGTTCTATTCTTATTCCGTCTTCACCGTCACGGACACGTTCATAGTTTGTCACCATGATATTGGTCGGACATTGCTTTACCTCCTGCATAGTACGTACATAGTTCACTTTCATGCCCAGATGCTTTTCGGCCTGTGTCAGGAACTCCACTACTACACGCTTGGGGCAAACTATCAACCCTTTGCCTCCTGTGCGGTTCAGGATCACCCGCAGTATCTCCAACTGAGTTACGGTCTTCTGCATACCGAAGCTGGAGAATATCGCCCTGCAACCGCCGGAAACAGCCCAACGTACTGTATCTTTCACATGGGGATATAAGTACGGGGTAAGTTCATCAGCCTTAACTTCAAATCCTGTCTGATGGCTGATTGCCATCTTGTCTTTCAAAAATTCTATATAATCTTTCATTATGCTATTCTTTTTTTGATTAAACTCATGTTCTTTTCCACAAGCCTTATAATGCGGTCATGATACTCTGATGTTCCGTTGCATACGGCTCTTGACTGTACTATCTGAAAAGATTTAAGATTCACTTCGATGGTTTCCACATGTTTTTCTCCGGCTATGGCTGTCATGATCAGGCATTCACTGCGTCTGTAATACCTGTTGGCGTATACACAATGGTGCATGGCTTTGCCCTCCTTGTAGAACTGGGTTACGCTTTCAAGCGGACGGATGGTTATGCCGTCGCCTTTGATTTCCATGCCGAAGAATCTTTCCATCCGGTTGTAGAATGATGCTATATCCTCCTTGAGCTGCTTTTCTTTTTGGATAGCCTTTATTCTGTCCCTTTCCCTTCTTTGCCTTGCCTCAATTTCATTTTTCTTTCTTAGTAATCTGTCGTGCTCGGCTTTTAAATTTTTGGGACATACGTATTTGGCGTTATGCAGATCCTTGTGGAAATAGGACAGCAGGCTTATATAGTCATTCCACATGCTTGCATCTCTGATTATATAACGGTTGCGGTTGCAGATGTTGAAGGACGGTTTATATCGGAGTTGGTAATAGCCCGTTTTGTACATGTGCTTTAACATATCCGTCTGTTCGGTCTTGATACATAATTCCGCATCATTGCCACCTTTCAGAAGGTCTCGTACAAGTTTTGAGGGGGGTACATCGGGGAACCGTTTCCCGATTCCCCGCTTTCTCAATTCCGAGATCAGTTTCTTTCTTGGATATATCCATCCCCATATCGCATATAGGTCTCCACGATAATTCCAGCTGTAACTGCCGTATTCACCCTTTATGCTCAGTGGTTCCGAATATATCCATCCGCTGCTTCCCATATTCATCGGTTTTGCCATGATGGTGCGTTTCCCCTCGACGGTGATCCATTCCTGAACCACTTCAAAGAAAGTATAGTGAATATAATCCTGTCTGCTGTTCAAATCAAAATTCCTTTTTCTGACGTACTTGCAGCATAGTATATGTCTTATGATTTGGAACTCTCCGGCGGTCTGTAAGATGGACATATACTTTTCTTCCTCGACTTTTCGTTTCCGGCTGACCTTTGCGTCCAGTTTGTGGTGGCAGTATGGGCATTCGGTCGTATCACCGAGCAGGGTGGTTCCCAGCTCGCTATTGCTTGTGTCTATCCATGTTCCGCCGCACTCGGAACACCATAGCTCATCCTTGCACCTATATGCTTCGTGGGTGAATATATGTTCTTTCGCCCATTCTTTTTGTACTTCGGTAACGGCGGACAGTTTGCCGCTTAGTTCGGTTACACGTTTCTCAAGTTTCGTTCTCGGTTTCATGATTAGAACAGGCTCATTTGTTGGACATTATCATCCGCTTTCTTTCGGACGTTTTTCTTCCTGAGTGTCTGGTATTGTTCTTCCGCCAGCCGTGCGATTGCTTTGTCACGTGCCGCTTTCTTATCTTCTTCGGTGAGTTCCACAGGTTTGGCGGAGGATGATACGGACGTTTTCTCTCCGGCAGGCAGCCGGTTTATTTTGATATCGTCCTCATCATAGTAGTGCACTGCCATCCCGTAGACCTCCTCGTCTGAAATCGCTACGGCGTTACCACGCTTCCTGGCTTCACCCATGATATAACTACAGCATTCATCAATGCTTTTCTTCTCATTCGCATATTTGGGGGCGAACAGTGAATCTTCTTCCGCCCGTTTGTCCAGATAGGCTTTGATTGCCTGTTTGAAACTTTCATTACTTGCCATGGTTACTTAATTTTGAAGTGGTTGATAATATTTATTTGTGATTGATTCTGATGTTATACTCGCATAAGAATTTTCCTATATCGTCGCTTGCTATATTGGGAGGTGGTGCATTATCTCCGTATATAGCCCGTATTGCATCCTCATTTCCCCCGTATGCCTTCCAATAGGTGTAGGCAGGGTTGTTTGGAACGTTAGGAAAAAGTTCTGTGAAGGCGCTGAAATCGTTTTTAGCCTTTTTTTTGAGTTCCTGAATGTTTTTTACTCCCTCAATCATGGCGCACGCTGCATCTTCTATCCGGGTGAAACCTTTTTGGGATTGTTTCATGGCGGTTTCATTGGACAGTTTGACGTGCTCGTCTCTTCTATCCCTGCAAAAGTCCGATAGGGCTACCATAATGGACTGGTTGTTTATCCTGTTTCCCCAGACGAACTGTCCACGGCTTCCGTTTTTAAGCTGTGTGAAGAATATGCAAAGCTCGGCCAGATTGAGAAAATAATAGCTGGCCAATATGCTTAGCGCCGTTTCGGCAAGTTGTTGAGGTGCGATATCAATGCCTGCGTATCGGAGGATTGATTGCAGGTGCTCTGTGATAATCCTGACTGATGTGGCGTTGCCGAAGACAACATTGATGTCCGCAAGGGTGGGAATACCCTCAATCCTGATTGCTTGTGCTAATGTCAGGTTACAATTCAGCTGGGCTTGCGTGCCGGACCAGTCGTCAACCAATTGGGAGGCTGTTGATCCATTTCTCAAGGTCTGCTGGAGCGGTGTCAGTGTCTCCGGCTTTTTCCTGGATTGAGGTATCTGTCCTGGAGACATTATCACAGTGATCTGTTTTTGTAGGCTTGTTTCCATTTTGAAGTCTTTTTTCGATTATCCAAAGGTTAGCCCGGCTGTCCCATCGTTCAATTTTAGCCCCGTTGGTGTTTTTCCAGCTTAGCGCATCGAAGTGGTAGAAGAATATCTCTGCCTGCTGCTCCCAGTCCGGGAGCTTGTCACGGAAGTAATCTTTCACCTGTTCCAGGGTAGGGGCTATAAATTCGGTTTTTGGTTTTGAAGGCTTCTTTTTAGGTTTTTCCTGCTCGGGCTTAAATAACTCGCTAGAGTTATTATTATCTTTACTCTTAAGTCTTATATTAATGTTAGCCTTTTTACTTAAAGGTTTACTTAAGTCATTACTTAAGAGTTTACTTAAGGGTTTACTTAAATCATTTAAGTAATAAACGGGCGATTTCGCATTTTTCTTACCTGACTCAAACTGTAGTAAACCTTTTTGCTGTAATCTGTTCCTGACTTCAATTACGGTTGGTTCTGATATACCGGTTGCGAGGACGATTCGTCTGTTGGGACACTCAAACGGATTCTCCCAACCCCGACTATTGCACTCGTTCAAAAGGAAGAAGTACAAATAAACTTCGTTCGAGGAAAATGCTACACTCTGATGTGTCTTCCAAAATTGGTTTACGTAATCTATATAAGTCATTGTAGGTAAGAATTTACTTCGTTTATGAACTCCTGTAGTGAATGGCAGATAACATACTTGTTTTGGTATCTTTCTGCTTCTGTCTGCCACGTTCGTTGGTGCTCGCTCTGTGTACCCTTCGGTGTCTTCATCTCTATACAGAGGGAAGCCCATCCCTTTTTGGGTATGAGCAAAATCAAGTCTGCTACACCTCTCACTGCTCCTTCATACTTCATCCGTGCTCCTGTCTTGGCATCACGTTTGCCACCGTTGGGCACTGCAAAAAGCATACGAGCCAGTTTGGGATATTGTAACCGGAACCATACCAAACAATCATGTTGTATTTGGCTTTCTGATAATGGTGTTGTCTGTTTCCTCATATTCTTCCGTTGAATAGGTTCATTGCCATATCTACCACATTCTCCTTAACCACATCATCCGTCCCTGTCACTCCGTTGGCTATTCCTTTTTTGGTCTGAATGACATCATACATATATTTGTCGATAGTATCCTTTCCAAGATAGTAGTAACAGTTTACGTTGTTCTTCTGTCCGTTCCGATGTGCTCGGTCTTCTGCCTGCTCACAATCGGAGAAAGTCCATGGGAACTCGATAAACGCCACACGGCTGGAAGCTGTCAATGTAAGACCTGTACCTCCTGATTTGTAGTTAAGGATGATCAGCTTGCAAGAAGGGGCGTTTTGGAAGCGGTCTACCGCTGTCTGTTTTTGAGTAGCATTGTCTTCGCCTGTAACGGTGACAGCTTCAGGGAATATCTTCTTTAATTCCTGTACTACTTCTTTCAGGTAAGCAAAGACTATCAGTTTCTCACCTCCGTCAATCACGTCATGGATGAATTCGGAAAAGACTTTGATTTTTCCCCTGGCTGATATGGCTTTCAATATTCCCATTTTCACCATTACCTCGCCTCTTAATGCCTTGGCCACCTTTTCATCGTCCGCATTCTTGTAAGTCCGGAGATACTGTATCAGGTCGGCTTCCGCTTTGTCGTATTCTTTGCGATTGGATATGTCCACCTCTATATATTGGCGTGACTTGTCCGGCAACTGAGTGAGTACCTTGGCCTTTTCGCGCCGGAAGAAGCAGGTCGATGATAACCTCCAATTCAGTTCTTTCACATTGCTTGACTGTTTAGGTCCATCGCAGAACCTCTCTACGAAATACTTGTATCCTCCGAAATCCTCTAATCGTCCCATTATCTTGAGTTGTTGTATAAGGTCTGTATTGTTGTTCACTACTGGGGTTCCCGTCAGTTCCAAGATATATTCTTTGCCTTTACATATTCCTTCTACGAACTTGGATTGCTGGGTCTTGGTGGATTTGCACTTGTGTGATTCGTCAATGACTACGGATTTGAATAACGATATTCGTGGGTCAAACTCAATGGATTTCATGGTAAACCGTGCATCCTCCTTTACTTTAAGTACAAAAAACTTTTTCAGTGATTCATAATTTGTTATGAATATGTTGCAGCATTTAGTCTCAAAGAAACGGTGCCAGCTGGCTTTATTGCGATCATCCAGAATCATGGCATTTTTTCCGGCAAATTTCTTAAATTCACGTTGCCAGTTTATTTTCAATGCGGCCGGACAAATGACAAGGCACGGATACGCTTTTGCTATCGTAACCGTGCCTATTGCCTGTAATGTCTTTCCCAGTCCCGGTTGGTCCCCGAATATGCACCGCTTGTGCTGTAGCGCATAAGCGATGCCTTCTTTCTGATATTCGTACGGTTCCAACAGCAATCCGTGTGGAACCGTAAGTTTTGGAAGGTCGGGAATAGTATAGTCATTATACTCTCTTGTTGTCACTTTGTGCTGTACCCGGCTGCATATCTTTGTCTGTACCGCCCAATCTGCCATCATCCTCACGTATTCCTTATCTTGTAGAGATACCTTCCAAGCTTTTTCGTCAGCGATATAGGCTGCCCGGATATTCTGTTTTACACTTGGAATCCGTTTGACTAGCTCCACTAATCTTGGATGATATGGGAAGGCTAATTTGAAGCAGTTGGGGGTAGTAGTTACGCAAAATGGGGACGGCGGTATCATGATGCAAGTTGTTTGACTTTACGTGGTTTACGTGATTTAATTTTCGTTCCGTTCATTATTATGTCAACCCCTGCATCATTCATAGCCTGCTGGAATTCCGCAACCTCTTGATTGAAGTCTGTACCGGCTTCTGGAATGGCGTCCGGTTGTACGTCTGCGTTCGCCGTGTCTTCCTCAAACGGAAGTTCCTGTTGTACAATTCGCCATTTTTTGTTGAACAGATACTCTTTGACTTCGAACTCACAGGATTGGATTTCCTGCTCCAGCTCGAAGGCATTGATATACGATTCATTCTCATTATTGAACATGGTGAACGGAGCGCATAGGTTCAGAACTTTTCCTGTTTTGAGAAAACGTTTGGCTATCAGAGTAACCCCTTCATTATCTCCATCTCCGCCAATGGAATACCCTGTAACGTCAAGCACCTGTCCTATGATATCAGGCACTTCATCTACTGATTCTATACCGTCCACTTCTTTCTGTTCTGTAAGCAAAGCGGCGTGGGGATTCAGCTTGCTGAACGCATTGATAAGGTCTGATGTTACCAGGTTCTTGCCTTCTACGGTGGTTGTACCATTCTCATCCTTGTAGGTGGCCACCAAGGTACTGTCTTTGGTGATTTTAGCTTTTATGATCTTCATTATCTTCTATATTTATATTCGTTGACAAATTCGTTATAATAACGGTCTTCCGGAAGGGGAAGTGTTATTCCCAGTTC